GTGTATGAGCCTATTAAGAAGGCTGAATCTCAGCCCGATGAGACGGCTGACACAGCGGCAGAAGAATAATTAAGGCAACACCCTTGCTGCGTGCAAAATCCAATTTTAAAATCAAGAAATCAAACAATTTCCATATTCAAAACTAAAATCAAAAAGCAATGACTTCTTTTTTTGATTTTAGCTGTTACAAGAAGAGCCGAGGTAACGGTTCGACATATTGCAATAAAATAAGAACACACAATTGCATAGTGGCAAGGTTTGCAAAAAGCAGTAGCTCAATGGTCAGATGGGCTACTGCTTAGTTATATCTTTCAGTATTAATATTCTAAAGCAGAATAATAATCAGTCATAATTGAGGGAGCTGAAATGCTCCTTTAATATCCTGCTCAAATGATTATTTAAGCAGGGAAAACAGGAAATATATACTATAATAAAAGGTTATGCTATGTACACTTATAAGAGAACAATCAAAAGCGGAGATATGATTGAGGTTGAGTATTACCAGTCAATCAGAAAAATAGGCAAGAACTACGGCGGAAGGAAATCAAATAATTCTTTAAGTCCTGCCAAGATGAGAAAAGCAAACAAGCTCCGTGCAGTCAAGCATATGCAGAGGCTTATAAATGCAAACTTTGGGAGCGGTGATTTTTTCTGTCGCTTTTCTGCGCCGTATGGAACATATGAAACAGAAGAAGAGTTTCGCAAAGAGGTAGGCAAGTGGCTTTACAGAATAAATTACCGCCTGAAAAAGCAGGGCAAGGGCAGACTAAAGTACATAGCGTTTATTGAATGCGGTAAGTCGGGCAAGAATTGGCATATCCACATCATAGTCAGCAAAGAGGACAGGGAACTGCTGTCTGAACAATGGCCCTACGAAAACGGTCAGAACTTTACTCCGCTATATAAGAACGAGAATTTCAAAAAGTTAGCTGAGTACATAACAAAAGATTTGACCGGTAAAGAAGATGTTGATGCCGCACAAAAGCGGATGATGACAAGTCGCAATCTTACAAAGCCTGAATCGGTCACAAGAAAGGCGAAAAGAAAAGAGATTAGAGCCTTAGAGCGTGGAGAAATGATTGAAGCGCCCGAGGGGCATTATCTCATTGAGGACGATTACTCAATGAACTACTCGGATATCGGCGGTGCAAAATGGTATTTTTGTTTTTTGCCGATTACGCAGAGGCGAAAATGGTAAATAATGGTAAATTCAGACCGTGCGATGTACGGTCTTTTGGGGTTGCACAAAAATGAAGTATGCAGCGGAATAGATACAAAATCAAAGGAGAGATAAATTTGAAAGAAAACAAAGCCAAATGTCCGTTCTATTCTTACGACAGCCAAAGTAAAATTTGCTGTTTCGGGGCGGTGTTCAAGAGCAAGAGTACAACGCTGTTTTTTGATTCACCGCAAGACAAGGAAAATCACTTCAACGATTTTTGTGGGAGCTATTGTTGGAGGGGCTGTCCGCTGGCACAGACGATAATAAAAAATGAGTAAATAAAAACCCTCATCCGCCGTGAAAAGTGGATGAGGATTTTTATTATTTGTTATTGTTTTCTGTCGCAATCCTTTATTAATTTTTAAAAAACATAATATGCGAAAATTTTAAATCAATTCAAAAATTTTAGTTTCGTCACGGTTTTGCCTCTTGGTGAAACCGTGTTTTTGCATACCAATATTAGGCCCTGAAAAAAGTATGAAAAATCATTGAAAAAGTTTTAACTTTTATGCGAAGAGAAAAAAACATAAAATTAAAATACAGATTTGGCACGATTTGGCACGAAAAGGGCGGTGAGCTGATGAGCGATAAATTAAAATCACAGGCACAAAAAGCAGAATCAAAAACGAGGAAGAAGAAAACCGATGAACCGGAATTGATTGACTGGGCAACGGTCAAGGCTGAATATGTGAGCGGAACAATGTCAGCCGCCAAGCTCGCCGACAGATACGGTATAAGCGTGTCATCAATCAGCAAGAAGTGCGCGTCTGAGCATTGGCAGGAGCTGAGGAAGCAGAATCAGAGTGAAACCGCAAACAAAATAGCCAAGAAAATCAACACAGAGAAAGTGAAGAAAACCGTCAGAGAGATTGACAGGGTTGTGGCCGTTGCCTCAAAACTCATCACAAAGCTGAACAGAGCCGTTAATGAGCTTGACAAGGACGAGGAACTCATCAAGAAGAAAGTAACGGTTAAAGCCGAAAAAAGCGAAGATAAGAAAGCCGCCACAGTGGAAGAAGAATACAGATACGATTATGCAAAGCGCAAGACACTTGTAAACACAAAGCGTGCAGCGGAAATCTCTAAGAGTCTGCTCAATGTTCGTAACATACTCGCAGATTATACGACGGAACAGGACGAAGAGAACGCTCTCGGCATTATCGAAATCCCGATGCAGGAAGTAATGCGACCACCCGAAGATGACGAGCAGGACGGTGAAAGCCTTGAGTAAGAAAGTCATATGGACTCCTCAGCCGAAACAGAAAATAGCGTTGAGCCGTGGCGAAGATGAAATGTTATACGGCGGTGCGGCAGGCGGAGGCAAGACCGATTATCTTGTAGTTGAGGCGGCTCGACAGGTGAATATCCCCGAATACAGAGGACTAATATTGCGAAGAGCTGTTCCTGACCTTGCACGAATTATTGACCAAACGAGGGCTATTTATCCGTCAATAGATAGGGGCGCAAGGTACAACGCAACAACGAGAGTGTGGACCTTTTCAAGCGACGCACAAATTAAGCTCGGCTCTTTATTTCGCACGAATGAAAAGTACAAGTATCAAGGCCAGCAATACGATTTTATCGGCTTTGACGAATTAACGCAGTTTACATTTGACGAGTACAGTTATTTAAAATCCCGAAATCGTGGTAACTGCAAGGCGACGAAGGTGTATATGCGGTCAACTGCCAACCCCGGCGGAGTAGGCCACGGCTGGGTGAAACAGTATTTTGTGACTGCCGGAACTCCGGGCGAAACTATATGGCTCAGCGACAAAGTAATTATGCCTGACGGCACGACCAAAAATTATTGGAGCAGTAAAGTCTTTATTACGGCAAGCGTTTTTGACAACAATGCCTTAATGAACAATGACCCCGATTATGTCAAGCGACTGGCACAATTGCCCGAAGCGGAGCGTAATGCCTTACTCTATGGCTCGTGGGATAGTTTTGAAGGACAGGTTTTTACCGAATGGATAGATAACCGAGAGCATTACAAGGACAGACGGTGGACTCATGTTATTGAGCCGTTCAAAATTCCGCAAAGTTGGCGAATAATACGCTCGTATGACTGGGGATATACAAGACCGTTTTCAGTCGGGTGGACTGCCGTTGACCAAGACGGCAGATTTTACCGCATAAGGGAGCTGTACGGCTGCAAGAAAAATCAGCCGAACACAGGTGTACGCTGGCCAATCGAAAAAGTGGCACAGGAAATTCTTGCAATTGAAAATAATGACCCTCAAATTAAGGGCAGACAGATTTATGGTGTTGCTGATCCGGCTATCTTTGCAGAACAGGGCAGCGGAAAAAGTCAAGCTGCAACACACGCACAGTTGGGTGTGTTCTGGAATAAGGGCGACAATGCGAGAATTGCCGGAAAAATGCAGTTTCATTCACGGCTCGCGTTTGATGAGGAAGGCTATCCGATGTTTCAGTGTTTCAACACTTGCACTAACTTCATCAGAACAATTCCGAACCTTGTTTACTCGCAGATAGACACCGAAGATATTGACACCGAGGGCGAAGATCATATTTATGATGAAAGCCGTTACGGGATGATGACTTCAATTATTACACCGAAAGAAGTTGTGCTCCGTAATGCAAGGGCATTTGACCCATTGAATATATGTCAGACACGATACTACAGATAGGAGATAAAACCAAAATGAGCAAAGTTAAACGAGATGAAAACGGAATGATTATGCCGGTTAAAAGCACATATCCAGCTCTGACTTCTGACAAATCAAAGTTGAGCAATGTTTACGGTACAAGCGATAAGACTGATGAAGAGCCGAAATCAGCCGAACAGGCAGAAAAAGAGAACGAGAGCAGCGGCAAGCCGATTGGACTTGACGAAATACACGAGGCTATGCAGACCTTCCGCAAATATCAGAACAGCAAAAAGCCGTATGATGAAAGATTTAAGCAGGCTTTCAGAGAATATAATCTGCTTTACACAGAGGCGACTGCGCCGCAGATTAAAACTGACGATAACGGTAGGCCTCGAAAGGTGCTTGTACCGCACCGCAAAGGCGCACAGGCACTCAATGTAATTATGAACAAGCACGCTGACGCTATGGATAACTACCCCGAAATTATATGTTTGCCGAGAGCACAAGACGACGAACAGGCGGCTAAAACACTCAACAGCGTTATTCCGTGCATACATAAACGAAACGGATTCATAAGAACATACTCAGACGAACAGCTTGACAAGTTTGTCGGCGGTTGCGGTTGTTACGCAGTATTGTGGGACAAGACCGCAGAAAACGGACTGGGTGATATTGCTATCAGCCGTGTTGACATTCTCAATCTCTTTTGGGAGCCTCATATTGAAAACATACAGGACAGCGCCAATGTATTCTTTGCTCGCTATTATGACGAGGAAGGAATCAGAAAGGTATATCCTGAACTTGAAAGCGTTTCGACTGCCTCTCTCGGACTTGTGGAACACGAAACCTACGACAACAGCAACAAGTCGAATGATAAAGTCATCTTGATTGACTGGTACTACAAGAAAAACGGCGAACTGCATTTGTGTAAATTCGTCGGTGACCATATTCTCTATTCATCCGAAAATGAGGGTAAGCCTATTTATGACCACGGAAAGTATCCGTTTGTACTTGAACCAATGTTTCGCCTGCGTGATACTCCCGTGGGCTTCGGATTTATGGATGTAGTCAGGGCACCGCAAAATCAGCTTGATGAACTCAAACACGATATGCTGGTGAATATCAAAGTCAACTCACAGCCACGAGTGTACGCAAATACAGGTGTCGGCGTGAACAATGACGATATGACCGACCTTGACAAAACTGTAATTGAGGTCAACGGACAGTTGCAGGGTAACATTGCACCGGTTGAATCAAAAGAGCTTGCCTCGGGCGCATGGAGCTTGTACGACAGATTGTCGAATGAAATCAAAGAAACTTCTGCTACGAATGACGCAAGTAATGGAGCGAGTGCGGCAGGTGTTACAAGCGGTTCGGCAATTGCGGCATTGCAGGAAGCAGGCGGAAAGGTAAGCCGTGACTCAAACAAGCTGGCACAGGAAGCAATGACGGAGCTTGCACAACTTGAAATTGAACTGATGAGGCAGTTTTATAATCTGCCGAGAATTTTTAGAATTACAGGCGAAAACAATCAGACAACCTATGAGGAGTTTGACAATACAGACCTTCGGAAACAGCCGTTGACATATACGGACACAGACGGTCAGACGGTAAACTATACAGATGAGGACGGCAACATACTTGAACGACTGCCAATATTTGATATTGACGTGAAGGCGCAAAAGGCAAGTCCGTTTGCGACTGCCGCACAGAACGAAATGATGATGAATCTGTTTCAAATGGGTGCGTTCAATCCGCAGGCGGCAGACGCTACGCTTGTAATGCTTGACGGCATGACCTTTGAGGGCAAAGAAAAACTGATTGAAAAAATCAAGCAGAATCAGACCTTGTCGCAGGCGGTGCAGGAGCTTTCAAATAAAGTGCAGATGCTGGAAGCAATGAACGCAAGCAGAACAGCGGCAGATGTGCAGAATGCTATGCCGAGCGAAAACGCACAGAACGCACAGCAGACACCGCCACAGACAGAAAGCAGGGCGGCAATGTGATTGAAATAACATTGATTGACAGCGGAAATCTGATATATTTTGAAAGCAAAGGACACGGCTCACATGATGTGTGTGTTGCCGTGAGTGCTTTATGTTCTACATTTTTGCAGTACGTGCGTGAAATGCAGGACGAAAACAATGTGACGATAGTCAATGAAACCTATGAAAACGGTCACACGGAATCAGAGTTTTATATTGTCAGCTCAGATGCCGAAGTACGCAATGGCATAAAAGCACTATGGACGGGATTTGAACTTTATGCCAAAAATTTCCCCGATGAAATAGATTTAAACTATGATGACGGCAAACCGAAATAAAGTTTAAAATCAACAAGAGTTTTAACTTTTTTTGAAAAATTAAGGTTGATATAATTAAAATATAAGGTCGCAGTAGTGGGACTGCATTAAGGCCTGACACCTCGGAAAGACGAGAGAGAGACACCTCGGAAAGACGAGAGACGGAGGTTCTTATGAACGACAAATTTTTAAAGCTTATCGTAAATCTGCATGACGGCGACTCAGCAGGCGCAGCTGACGGCGGAGACGGAAACGGTGAGAACGGTGAAGCCACAAGCACCGACAACATAAGCCGTGAAATGAGAGAGAGAGCTGAGAGAATCGGCATAGGTGACGACCTTATCGACGATTACAATAAGGCTTTCGGCAACGGCAATCAGAATCAGAACAACGCAGAAGGCGAAAACAACAGCACAGACACAGACGGCGAAGAAAACTCAGAAGAAGAGTTTGAAAAGCTGATTAAGGGCAAGTACAAGAATGTGTATCAGAACAGGGTGCAGTCTTTGGTGAAGGACAGACTGTCAACCAAAGATAAGCAGATTTCGGACATGCAGAAAAGAGAAAGCACCGGCAATCAGATTTTTGCCCTTATTGCAAACAAGTACAATGTACAGCCCGATGACCTTGACGGTCTTCTCAAAGCCGTAACAGAGGATAAGGATTTGTTTGCAGAAAAGGCTCTTGCCGCCGGAGTAACGACAGAAGAGGCACGCAACGACTTTTTCAATCAGCAGAAAACAAATGCACAGGAAGAAGAGCTTGAAACCCTCCGAAGAGAAAAAGCCGCAAGAGAGCTTGACACGCATTTAAGGTCAATTGCAGCGGAAACGCAGAAGGAATTTCCAAACTTCAACCTTGAAGAGGAATTTCAGAATTCGTCATTCAGAACAGCTCTTGACTTTATTGCTCAACAGAGAAATGAACAGAACGAAAAGACAGGTCGTAATGATGAAATTTACGATTTGACGACTGCGTATAAAATGGCACATTTCGATGAACTTCAGAAAGACCTTGTAAAGCGTTCAAGCTCTGCCGCAATCAGTGCGGCGGCACAGTCAATTCAGAGTGGCGCAAGGAGACCAACCGAAAATGCGGTCAAGAAAAGCGGTACAACCACGCAGAGAAAGAGCGTGGAAGATATGTCTGACGCTGAATTTGATGCCTTTTATGAGAAAGTAAGACGAGGCGAGGCACACCTCTAATGCCTTGCCGAAAGGAAGGTACGACAATGAAAAGCAAGATTATTAAGCTTATTATCAATATCCACGGTAATACGGTTGACGCAGGCGGTGTAAACAAGTCAAACGGCTATGTTTACAATGCTTACAGCAATACGACATCAACATCGGGCAATGACTGGACACCCGAAAAAGCTACATATTATCACAAAGTGTTCCTCAAAAACTTGACAGCAAAATGCGTTCACGGTCAGTTTGGTGAGCATGACACAATTCCGAAACAGTCGGGCAACATCTACAACAAGAGAGGTATTTCACCATACCCGACTGTTACAACACCGTTGCAGGAAGGCATTACTCCTGTTGGTAACAAGATGAGCTTCTACTACGTTGAGATTGCAGTCAATCAGTACGGCGCATATACACCGATTACCGACTGGGCAAGTTTCTGTAGCCGTGATGATGTTATGACCAAGGACAGTGAGGAGCTTGCTTCACAGGCTGGCCGCTCAATTGAAGAGATTGACCGTGAGGCTCTTAATGCCGGAACAAGCGTTATCTATGCACCGGCTGTAGGCTCTGACGGTACGGTTACAGAGGTTGCAAGCCGTGCGGCGATTACGCCCAACAGTAAGCTCACTATTGACACCATTTTCAGAGCGCTGAACTATCTCGAATGTCAGAACGCTGAGCCTATCGGCGAAAACTATGTCGCTGTTGTACACCCGAATGTTAAGTACGACATTATCAGCAACAAGGATTTTATCAGCGTAGTTAAGTATGCTCACGCAGACAAGATTTTCAAAGGGGAAATCGGTACAATCGGTAATGTTAAGTTTGTACAGTCGAACTTTGCGAAAGTGTTCAAGGGTGCGGGCGCAAGCAAGATTGATGTGTATTCAACGCTTGTGTTCGGTAAGGACGCATATGTTACCGTTGAGATTGAGGGCGAAGGCACTCAGACAATCGTTAAGGGCTTTGGCTCAGGCGGTACATCTGACCCACTCGACCAGAGAGCGACTCAGGGTTGGAAAACAACTCACGGCGTCGGCATTATCGGTCAGACCAGAATGGTGAGAATTGAAACAGCTTCTTCACTTAACACCGTAGCACAGACAGCTTCTCCGGCTGTAGCGTGATTGGGAGGTATAACCTATGGCAACAACAAAGAAAGCCGCAGAGACGGCAGAAAATACAGAAGTATCGGCAGCGGAAACTACTGCCGATACCGTAACAATTGAAAAATCTCAGCTTGATAAGCTTCTTGGAATGTATGACGAGCTTCAGGAAATCAAGAAGAGTATGCCGATCGACCGCAAGGCGGAAAAAATCAAGCAGGACAAGGAACTTGCAAAGCTGATTGAAAAGGCAAACAAGGAAAGTGAAGAACTTGTTGAGTACATCGCTCCTACAGGTTCAATGAAGTCAAACAAGAATATTGAGGTCAATATCAACGGTGTGCAGTACACTGTTCCGAGAGGTGTTAAAACGAACATTCCACGCAAGGTTGCGGAGATTATTGACAACTCAATTAAGCAGGCTGAATTCGCGCAGGGCGTGCAGGATAAGGCTGCCGAGATCGCTCAGCAGGCAATTGCCGAGGGCAGAATCTAATTCAATAACAAGGAATAAATTGTACTCCTTACACAAAATTCGCAGAAGGGCGGGGGCGGTAGCTTCCGCCTTTTTGCGTTTTTGCGTACACAGATATTAGAGAGGTGATTATATGACACTTGACAAGGTAATTGAAAGAGTGAGGAATCTTAAAAGCGGATATGATGTGTCCGATGAGGACATTATAAGTTATATTAATGAGGTAGAAATGGAAATCATCAGCAATGTAATAAGTAATCGCGAAGGCGATAATTACATAGTTGGAACATACGGAAACTATCTGATTGACACGGACCGTGACTTTGAACTGCTTGCCCCTGCTCCATACGACAGAATGTATGAGGTTTATTGTGCGGCACAGATTGACAGGGACTACGAAGAGGCTGAAAGATATTCCGTTGATATGAGTGTATATAATCAGCTGAGGCAGGATTTTGGAGTGTTTTGGTTCCGAACACACCCACAAAAGAAAAGGTATAACTTTCACATTGGTTAAGAGGTGACAATATGCTACCCGAATTAAGAATACCGAGGAGAGACACAACGAGTATCAGCGTGTTCAGAGGACTTAACCGAAGTCCGAACACAGGCTTTTCAAGGGTTTCAAGCTCATCAAGCAGTATTTACACAGAGTTCAAAGATTTTAAAAATATGACTTCTGATAAATACCCACAGCTTGCACCGAGAGCAAACCGCTCCCGAATTACTTCCGATAGCCAAATCAAAATCATCTCAAATCTTTTGTCGGCTAACTCAGGTTTGATTTATATTGACTCAGACAAAAATCTGCATATCGGGGCAGAGGTCACAAAGATTGATGAGATTGATGCGGCAAAACAGCACCATATTGTTTTATACGGCAACAAGGTTGTAGTATTCCCCGAGAAATTCTCGGTTAATATGAGCAACAAAAAGGTGACTATGATTGATTGCCGGAACAAAGATTTGAGCACACGAGTAGAAACAAAGAGTAATCTGCAACTTGATGCCTTGACATTTGATTATGCATATTTGTTATGTTCAATTACACGTTCATATTATGACGCAAGTGCGAACAAGAATTATCGACCGAGCGTAACTTTATATACCAACAACGATTTAACCGACGCCAAATATCAGTTGACAAGTAATAAAGACATGGTTGATATATTCAACTTAGATGATATTAGGATAGGCATGGTAATTGAAAGTTATAACAACTTTTATTCTGTTGTCGGAATTGAAAAGAAGGACAGTACATTTAAAAAGAATAGGCTTTTGAATTTCAAAAAGTTATCTCAAAAGTTTAATTATACGACAATAAGAGCCAAAAACATTGGATTGCATATTGAAGTTGGAGATTTTGTTAAAATCAGCGGATTAACTGACTCTCTTGTCAGCACAGATGCCGAAAGCTACGTTGATAAGACTTATATGGAAAACCTTAACGAAAAAACTTTCAAGGTTTATTACGTTTCCAAAAATGAGCTTGTAATCAAGTGCGAATTGGAATCAAGCGTGCCGTACACAGGTACAGTCACAGTTGAAAGAATCTCTCCCAATTTTGATGAGGGAAAAATTGTTGAAATGCAAAACCGCTTGTGGTGTTGCTCCTCAGACAAAAACGAAATTTATTGTTGTAAACAAGGCGATGAGCGCAACTGGCAGGCATACAGTGACGGAATCAGTACAGACAGCTGGGCTATGACCTGCGGTAAAGAAGGAAAGTTTACAGGGATTGCAACACGAGGCGACAGCGTTATTTTCTTCAAAGAAAACTACGCATTAAAAATCTACGGAACAAAGCCGAGCAATTTTACCCTTGCAGAATACAATGTGCCGGGTGTCGCAATCGGAAGCGAAAAGAGCCTTGTCAACATTAACTCAACCTTATTTTATCTTGGCCATAACGGTGTATATGCTTATCAGAGCGGTAGCTTGCCGGCACTCATAAGCGAAGAATCTTTGTGGGGACATACTTATAAGAACGCAGTCGGCGGCAGACACGGAAATAAATACTACATATCTGCCGAAAGAGATGACGGAGAGCAGGAACTTCTTGTGTACGATACCGACAAAGGCTTGTGGCACAAGGAAGACGACGCAAAGATGATTGACTGCACCACATACAACGGTGTTCTGTATTGGCTTGACGATACCAAAGAAAACATTATGTGTCCTGATAAAGCGGACAATCTTCTTGTTGACAATACGAAATATGAGTATCAACAGGAAGAGTGCTTTGAGTGGTCTGCTGAAACAGGCGACCTTTACGACGGCGAATTTAATGTGAAAAATATCGGAAAAATTCGAATCGGCATTAAAGCCGAAAAAGGAGCAAAGGTCAGCTTGTTTGTGCAGTATAAGGACAACGGCGAATGGCGAAAAGTATCGGAAATGCTGTACAGCGAGAAAAAGCCGAGAGTATTCGCCGTAGCTTTACGCAGAGCTGAATATCTGCGCCTTAAACTTGTAGGAACAGGACAGGTCGAAATATACGGAATTGACATTGAGCACAGTAGAGGAAGTGATAAGCGTGGCAACATTTAAACTTGATCCGCCCCCTTCAACAAATGACATGGGAGAAATGCGGAACTATCTAAACGATATGTACGAACAGCTGGCTTTCGTGCTCAGTAATATTGACAGCGACAATATAACAGATGATTTTCTATCCGCAATCGGACAGTCACAAAAAGGAAGTGAAAAATAATGGCTTATACATACAAGGTTTACGGCACAGGCGATGTTGACAATGCGGTTAATAACTATAACCGTGTTGCCTCATCAGCTCCGACATACGCTGACAGTTACGACACAAGACAGGCTCGTCAGCAGGCTGACAACTACGCTAATTCCTACACGGATAAAATCAATAAGGGATATACGAGCAAGTACAAGGGAGCGATTGACGAGCTTGCCAATCAGTACCAAAAGAATAAATTTGACTGGACTCCCGAAAATTCTTCTGAATATCAAAAGGCGAAAGAAAAATATACCCGTGAGGGTAAGGTTGCACAGGAAAATGTACAAGGAAGTTATGCAGCTAACACAGGCGGTTACAGTAACACTTATGCACAGGCGGCAGGACAAAAGGCATTCGGCGAGTATATGGACGAGCTTGCAAACAAGGTACCAACACTAAAAAATGAAGCCTACAAGAGTTATCAGCAACAGCAGGAAGATACACTAAACAGAATCGGCGTATTGCAGAACCTTGATAACACGCAATATCAGCGTTACAGGGACAGCGTAACGGATGATTACGACTTTATGACCTATTACGAAAACAAGTACGGCACAAGCAAAGGCCTTGATATGAGTAATTTTCAAAATGAACTGGCTAACTGGCAGACACAAATGTCAGCGGCACAGAGTAATCTTTCAGATATCAGAAGTCTTGCCGAGGCACAGTATGAACACAATACATTGAGTGCCGACACAAGGTCAAGCATTGACAGCCAGCGCAGACAGTCGGACGCTTATTACAATTATCTGAACAGTCAGGTAAAAATAAAGTGAGGTGAGAAAATTGAGTGTGAACAGTGAAGAAAAAATTTATAATGACCTGATGAATGAAGTACCAAGTCAGACGGTGAGCGGTGACACTAAGCAGAGTGCCGCCGCTCTTGCGGGTGCAGAATCGACAGCGACAGGACAGGCTGACAACTATAAAAGCACTTACAGCGGTAAGTTAGATGACGCCATAAGTAACTATCTGACAGGCAGAGGATTTGAATATGATCCGACGCAAGACAAGGCATATCAGCAGTACCGCAAGGAATTTGCACAGAATGCCGCTATGGCACGAGATACGAGCCGTAACACAGCTAATCAGCTTTCAGGCGGTTACAATCCTACCTATGCCGATACTGTCGCAGACGAGGTCTACAATGACCGTATGGGGAATATAAGCGATGCGGAAAGCACATTTAAGGGGCTTGCACAACAGGACTATCAGGCAAAGCAGGAGAAAAACGCAAATGTGCTTAACCTTTACAATACGCTTGAGGGTACGGATTACAGCCGTAATCGTGACACGGTAGGAGACTACAAGAACTATCTTAATCTTCTTGCAAGCAGGTACTCAACCGACAGACAGGCAGACACAAACCTTGACAGTGCTAACAATGATGTTTACTCAGCAAAACTTAACGGAGCAGTAAATAATCTCTCATCAGCAAGAGCAGCAGACAGTCAGCGTTATTTGTATGACACGGTAAGTGCCAATCAGCTTGCACAAAATGCACAGGCTGAAAGAGAAAACGCTCAGAAGATTGAATACGATAAAAATAAATCTGCTTATGACGCTTATGTTAAGGCTCAGACAGAGTTGGCAAAAGAACAGAAAGCTGCACAGGAGAAAGAGGATAACCGCAGATACAGAGCGGCATATGATAAGTTCGTAGATGCATATGACCTTAAAAATGCTAAGTATGAATACAAGGTCGGTCAGCTTGCACAGGGCTATTATAACGGCTACATCACGCTCGACGAAATGGATTATATTGCAGAAAAGCTCAATGTCAGCACAGCTGACCTGACAAGCACGCTTGACAGGATGAGCAAAAACGGCGGAACGCTTAATGATGACCACTACGGCGGTCCGAACTCAATGAGTATCGGTAAAAACACTGATTATTTTCAAACGTCAACTTCAAGAGTTACTACGGACGAAAACGGAAAAACAAAATATTTATCGGAAAAAGAGTGGAACGAACTACCGATAAATAAGAAGAAAAAGTGAGGACTGTATATATGGCACAGCAAAGAAAAAGAACCGCAGGCGACGATTTAAGAGATTTTAAAGCAGGCAAAATCAGCGGAAACTTTTATCACAACGGTATTGACCGTTCGGATAATTATATTCAGCATACATCAGCACCGAGGTATATAACCGATGAAAACGGAAAAACGCAGGTGGCTTCATATAACGAATGGATTCAGCAGGAAGTATTTCAGCATCAACACGATTTACCAAACGACACAAGTTCGACATCATCAAATAATAAAACAGCGACAAATGATATTTCTGTAAAAAGCAGTAACAATACTTCTTCAAGTGCAGGCTCGGATATTAAATCCTTTTTTAGTGGAAATTTGAATAATGCGAACAGCTCCGCAGAGGATTTGAAGGACGCAATTAAAAACCCGAACAAGTCTTTGAATGATAGAGTTAAAGGACTTACATACATGTATAATGCTGCGGTTGCGACAGGTGACACCAAAACCGCCGAGAAAATGCAGAAAGAATATGATGAACTTGCCGACAGGGTTAATAAGCAGACGGAAATAAACCGACATAACGCTAAGGAATATGCGCGCAGTCAATCTTTAAAAGGTATGACCGAAGAAAGAAAAGCATTAGTTGATGAACGCAACAAGTATGCACTTGATAACGGACTTGTAACCTCTACAGGTATTGATACAAGAAAAAAGGATAGGTATAAAGTTTATTCAGAGTACAATTCAAAAATTGATGAGCTTGACAAACAGATTGCAGAAAAGCAGAGAAACGGCGAGTATGATTTAAGTGATTCGCAGAAAGCTGTTCTTGCCGATATTGGCAACAAAGCAAACAAACTTACGGAAAGTTTTGAAAACAAATATAAAAACTCAACGCTTGAGCAGAGGCTTAATGCGAGATTGCACGCAACAACAAGTGAGCTTAACTGGCTTAATAAGCATATGTATGACAATGCCACAAGCGAAGAACTTGAAAAATACAACCGGGAACTGAGCAAAGAATACGAAAATCTGTATGACAGAGGAACAACAGGTACAGACGAAAACAAAGAAGCAAGACGCAGGAATATTGAAGATGAACAGGATAAAATTGATACATACATCAATAGAGCTAAACTCTCTGAACAGAAGAAAAAAGAGTATGACGATATAGTTGATAAGAATGTTATACTCAAAACTGTAATGCAGAAGTACTATGCTTTACAACACTATGATGATACCAAGCATATGCTTGCAAGTACAGGACACGATACTGACAGCATAAAAAATCAGGTGACTCTTGATGATTATAACTACATTAACAAGTTGTCCGACAAAGAGCGTACACAGATTGAAAAGAATTTTAAGAATCTGAAAAAGGAAGGTTATGACACCGAATCATTATATAAATGGTATGAAAGAGAAAGAGATGAAGAAAAAGCAGCGGAAACTACAAGAATAAGTACAGAGTATGCTGATGAACATCCTATACTCGGTTCAATTGCAAGCGTAGGAGCAAGGCTCGGTGGTGCTGTTCCCGATGCCGCAAAATATATTTCAACCGACCTTGATAAAAAATATAACGGCGGTGACGGCTACATTAACCCCGAAGCAACCAATACCGCTATATCTGACGCTATGCGTGCGAAAGTATCAGAAAACATTAACAATGATTTCGGTTCATTCCTTTACAACACAGGAATGAGTATGGCTGACTTTGCCTCTTTGTTACCGCTTAATGCCGTTCCGGGCGGACAGGCTTTGTCACTCGGCATTATGGGCACAAGTGCCGGTGTCGGTTCGGCGAATGAAGTTATCAACAACGGCGGTACAATTGACAACGCAGTCAAGACAGGTATTGCGGCAGGCATTGCAGAAACCCTTTTTGAAAAGGTATCTTTGGAACAGCTTTCAGCATTTAAGGCAAGCGGAAAAAGCACATTTCGTGCGGCTGTCGGCAATGTGCTTAAAGGTGCATTTACTGAAGGCTCGGAAGAGGCTTTTACCGACCTTGCAAACAGATTGACTGATGACGCAATAAACAAGGATTTATCTTCATACAACCTTTCAAAGAAAAATTATATGGAACAGGGAATGAGTGAGGCTGAGGCGGAGAATGCCGCAAGCTGGGACTTTTGGAAGAATGTCGGACTTGATTTTGCCGGCGGTGCAATATCGGGTGGTGTGCTTAACCTTGCTACCGCAGGAATTAATCTTGCAGGTGCAAAAATTGATATGGCCCAAAATAAAGAGAGCAACGCACAAATCGGTAAAGCTGTTATGGCCGATGAAAACTTTGACCTTGATTTACTCATTAGGCAAGGACTTGCAACCGACAAAAACGATAGAGCATACAACTATGCACACAAAATGCAGAAACTCGTTGAAACCGATAACGAGGGAAAAATCAGTGCCGGAGATGTCGGCAACCTTATGTATCTTATCAACAGAGAGGTTGGCAAAAATCCCGAACTTGTAAACAAAATTGCTCAGGTTAAAAAGCAGAACACACGAGAGCAGAGTAATCAGACTGTTAATGCTCAGAACGAACAGAGCCCTACACAGCAGAACACGGCTCAGAACGGACAGCAGAACGCAGAACAGGCACAGGCAAGCACTGTAATCAATGCAACAAAAAAAGCCGATACAGAGGATATCGGCAAAATGTACGGCGTATATGCTTTTGGCAAGAAGCATCCAAACGGCATTATCGCAACAGATACTTCAACGGGTAAGGTTGTCAAGGTTGCACTAAAGAGCCTTGAAAGCTCAGCAAAAATCAATCGCAGTGATGAAGAAAATACACTTGTGTTCAACACAAATGACGGTAAACAGGTTAATGCGGACAGCATAACATTCTCTGACAGTCAGTTTGATACGATTGTTCACAGTGCAAACGAATTTGATACATACGGTGCAAGGAACTATATTTCAAACTTTGAAGAATGGAGAGAAAGTCCGCAGGCTCAGAGAATGACTGATGACGAAATGCTTTATAAATATAACAAAGCATATTCAGCCGCATACAGCTTTGGTCGAGAGGGCGTTAAACTTGATTCACTCAGAGAAACTTCTGAATATACGATTCTTAAAAATATTCTCGGTGAACAGATTGTAAGTCAGGCATTGAGCACCGGCAGAAGAGATGTTGACATTAACACTCAACACCATGCCAACAGACTGACCGAGTTAATCAACCGCAACGGCAGAGCCGACACAAGCGGTGTGAGCGTGTATGCAGACAGCGGAACAGATGTTTCACACATTTCGCAGGAGCTTATTAATACACTCGGCAACCTTGCGACAAAGACGGGCAGAAACATTATTATCTCAGATCGTCTTGCTGACGGAGTGAACGGTGTTGCAAGAGACGGCAACATTATTTTAAGCTCAGAAATTTCAAGTCAGAAAATCCTTGCCACAGCTTTACATGAAGCCGGACATATGATTAAGAAAACCAACCCAACCGAATGGCGAACGTTGAGTGACTTTGTGTCAGACTATCTTGTACGCAAGGGTGTTGACCTTAACAAGATGATTGACCGCACAATTGAGAGATACGGCAACCGACTGCAGGCCGATGAACACGAAAACACAAGAGATGCCGCTCTGGAAGAAATAGTATGCGACACACTTATGAGCATTGCCTCAGATGAAAAGGCTCTCAATATTGCCCTCAGCACCAAGCAGAATAAATCAAAAATTGCAGCGGCAATTAAATCTTTGATTGAAAAAGTAAAGAATTGGCTCATCGACAAAAGCACAAACTACGGAGCTAAAGCATTTGCCAAAGATCTTGAAGCTCTTGAAAGCCTCGCAAAAAGATTTTCAGAGGCGGCAGACACCGCAAGAGAAAATATTACCGAGCAAACAGAGGTTCAGAACGGTGAGAAGATTGATGTTGAGAAATATTCAATAGGAAGTACCGACAACATAGTACAAGCGGAATTTGAAAAGAAAGTTGATGAAATTGAAAAAAACACATACAATAGTGACGATGCGGTAATTATGGGTATTACACCTAATATTTTACAAAAAATCGGATTAGCACCATTACCTCTTGCTATGACTAAAAATCATATTTATTCTGTCGCAGTATCAGATACAAGAGCAAAAAGTGAGGGGAGATATCATAAAAATACCAATTATCACAATTTAGGGTTTGATACTGTAAAAGATATTTACAATAAAATTTCTGATCCGCTTATGGTAATAGCTCACCCTGATTTTGCGGTAAAGAAAAATAAGAGCAAAGACAGCACCCATAAAGTAGTTGTTTTAGTTGATTTATCAGTTGGCGGAAAACAGGTAATTGCACCGATAACTGTTGATTATGAGGGAATGTACAATAACACACACATAGATGTTAATCTTGTTGCAACATATTTTGATAAGGATAATATCAACGATTATATAAAAGAAGCCATTGCTTTGGAAACAATGGGCAAAACAGGATTCTTTTATTTAGACAAAAAAAGAACCCAGAATATTTTTAAGAAGTCAGGGTACCAATTACCCAGCCGACTTAAAAATTCGGGTTCCAATATTATTATACGTCCTATTGATGATATTGTCAATAAAAAAATCAATAATATTACTCAAAGCAAACAATTTATCAGATGGTTCGGTGATTGGCAGAATAGCCCTGCAAAAGCGAGTAAAGTGGTAGACAACAACGGTGAACCGCTTGTTTTGTACCACCAAACAGAAAAAGAGTTTACAACCTTTGATACAAAACAAAAAGGCTCGGGAGAATTTGACAGTGAAATGCCTACGGGTATATTTATGAAACCGACAAACAACGATATCGGAGTTGGCGGAAATATTCAAATGCCGTTGTATGCCTCTATTAAAAATCCCCTCATTGTCAACAACAGAAGCGAACTTGTTAAATTTTACGATAAGAATGTACAGGGATATACGAAAGCTAAAAGTGCGATAGACAGCGTTAATAAGGAATACAAGGCTAAATTCAACGAGGAGATGAAAAGAGAAAACGAGGAATATCAAAAGCTGTGGAATGCGCAAAAGAACGGTGAAATATCTGAAGAAGAGTACCAAAAATCCATATCAAGAGATGCACTTGATGAAATTATGGAAGAATGGGAAAATAAGGTTAATGAAGCAAGCCATAACGCTAAAGCCTTGATAGATGATTATTTCAAAAACAGCAATTATGACGGTGTTATCGTTAATAATGATGTCGGCAGTTTTGGAAGAAGCACAAAAACATTCATAGCATTTGAAAATACTCAGGTTAAATCTGCAACAGACAATATCGGAACATTTGACGGCAATAACCCTGATATTCGTTACAGTCTTGATGAAGATTATGATTTTACAGATGAAGATGAAAAAGCCGGTGCAATACACGATACGCTGAATTTTTCAATTGACGATGAATACGATGATTGGCTTGTGAATGACGACGGCAAAAGTGTTTTTGACGCTGTAAAGGACGAAAAGAACCCCGACAGGCGGATCAGCATTTTATATCATTATGCCGGCAAAACCGCCGAACACGGAATGCGCGTGGGCAAGGATATACGAATCGGTCAATCAGGAATGCACCGTCTTGTGTGTAATGTTTTGCAGGAATACGGAGTAAATCTTAACGGTAAGAACAAATCAAGAATTGAAGCGTTTAAGTCAGTTGTAAATGACTTTGAAAATTCCGTCAAAAATGATACGCAGAGTTTTAACGATGCAATTGAGAGCCTTGCGGAAGAATGCAAAGAATATCTGAAAAAATCTTCCTTGATTGACAAAAAGCATTCCGAGTGGGCAAAGGATTTAAGCGACAGTCTGAAAGAGGTTACCCTTGTTATTCCGAAAGGTGACATTGATTTTATTAAAAGCGCCTACGGCAGTATTACAAACTTCCGTAAAGCACTTATGGGTAAAATCAACATCAGAACAGCAAAGGGATATGCTCTCATCGAAAGTGTAAACGAGGGCAGTATTGAAGATGTCGGAAATTCAATTTCAGAGATTATCGGAGATATTGCAGGAATTGATGAAACCTTTAACTGGAGAAGTGAAGAGGGATACAAAACACTTGAAAGGTTTATTAACTATGACCTTGCAGAACATTTTGTTTCAATTGACGGAAAGAGTGTACAGTCAATTGACGAAACGGCAATTGAAATGGCTTTTGGTGTTGCTACGGAATATTTGAAACAACAGGCAAAAGAAGTTGTTCTTGACAATAATGCCAATAAAGAATTATTGCACAGTATTACCGAAATATATAATCAGGCTAACGAGGAACACGAACTGCTCTTAAAGGAAAAGAATGCAAGATATGCAGAACAGATTTCGGAGCAGAAGAAAAATGCCGAAAAGCAGATTAAATCTTTGGTAAGAAAGAACAATAAGAAAACCGAGCAGTATATCAAAAATGATATTAAGCTGAGGAATAAAATCAAAAGCGATGCAAAGGAATACAGAATTACTCTTCGTGCAACAAAAAAGACGGTTGCAGAAGAATACCGTGCTGAGCGTGATAAAACGAAGTATCGTCAGAAAATCAGTACAACGCTTGAAAGGCTTATTAACAGACACTTAAAGCCTAAGCCGAGCAATAATGTTCCTATTTCGGTTGTGAAACCTTTGTACAGACTTCTCTCCGAATTGACAGGCAATTATTCGGGATTTTCCAAAGGTGTAAACGACATTACGGAAAAGACGGGATATAACAAAACCGTCAATCAAAAAGATGAAAGAGTAAACAAAGTAACATTGTCAGCAGAAACCGAGAAACTTATTTCGGCTTTAAACAGCGAAATTGCAAATACTGACGGAAAAATTACTTTACCACCGGCAATGAGAAACGCTTTGCTGGGATATAATGTGTTTGACAACAAAGGCAATATCAAACAGCATTTTACAGGGCTTCTTGAAGATGTAAGAAATATTTTTGAGAAAGCCGAGAAAAACGGAAAAACCTCGTTAAAGGACTTTTCTCTTAGTGAGCTGAAAAGAATAAGCACAGCTTTCAGCGAAGTAAAGAAACTGCTTGACGCTGCAAATAAGATTGTCATTAACGGCAAGGAGTATGACGCTTATCTTGTATCACGAAAAGGTGCTGAGGAACTCAAAAAAGTTACAGGCACACACAAGAAAGGTTCTAATACACAGGCAAGCACTGCCAAGAGGACGCTTTTGGCATACCGCAAATATATGTCAGATCCGATACGCTTTGCACGAATGATTTCGGGTTATCACAATGACAGCGTGATTGTTCAGCTGATGGATATGCTGAATCAGGGACAGTCGGACGCAGAACAATTAAGCATTGACTGGACGAATAAGTATGAAGAACAAATGTCCCGTTTCTCATATAAAGCCAAAAAGGATTATGTCAGAGAGCAGGCAATGGAATTTGACGGCATAGACCCTAACACCAAAGAGGAACTTGTTGACAAGAAAACAGGCGAACAGGTTAAAGTTGGACTTACTGCCGATATGCTTGTTGAAATGCTCCTTGAATATGAGGATGAATACGGCAGGGCACATATGATGTACAGCGGTTATCAAGTGCCGAATATCAAGTACATAAAACGGAAAAACCAACAGCTTATGTATTCAAAGGACAGCGGTTGTTATATTCTTCCCACAGAGTCGGATATTTCACGAATCAGGGATTATGTCATGAACAATGAGATTGCAAAAACTGTTTATGAAATTTGCCGTGAGATGTACAATGAAGATATGCAGAATGCCGTCAACAAGGTGTCAAACGAAAAATACGGATATGAAATTGCAAAGGTAAAAAACTATTGTCCTATCACGATTGACGAAGATACGGTTTACGGAACATTTGCCGATGTGCTGATTAACAGAAGTATCAACAGCCGAGCATTCCTTCATGAAAGAGAAAATTTCAAGTACAACAGGCTGAAACTTAAAGGTGCAACGGCAAAGCTTACCTCTCAGATTAAAAGCGTGTCAAGCTGGTGCGGTCTTACGATGCCGATTGAAACATTTAACCGTGTGTTCAATATGCCACGCTACGACCACAAAAATGACAGCCTTGTTAAAGCTGTTCAGGAAGAAAACCTTAATTCTGCCGAAAATATCAGACAAAAAAATAACACCCATGCGGATGAAGAAGAAAAATCCAAGCTGAGCATTGACGAACACTTTACCGATAAGTACGATGAATGGGATAAAAAGGGCGGACGATTTTCGTTCAGAGTAGGAACAACATCAGAGGTTCTTCAAAGATTGGGTGTTGACGATAAAAATATTTGGTGGGATACTTCCAAAATACTTAAAATCAAAAACAAACACCCTGAAATGACAGATGATATTCTTAAACAAGTGCCTAATGTTTTGGAATCGCCTATTATTGTTATGGAGTCATATACAGTTAAAGGTAGATTAGTATTATTTGGTGATGTTTACGATGCAAAAAATAATCCCGTGTTGGTAGCTTTAGAGTTAAATCCTATAGGAGAGGGTGGAAAAAGCCTTGATATTATAAAAATAGCAAGTGCCTACGGCAAAGACAGTAATTTGCAACATATGAT